TGATATCTTCTCCAACCTTGAAACCGTTTTGGATGAGGATTTTAGACACCCAATTCCGATGGGGATTCCGGGAATAGACAAACTACTTAAAGGTGGTTTGGCGAGAGGTGAGATTGGGGTGATACTTGCTCCGACCGGTGTTGGGAAAACTAGTATACTAACCAAAATTGCTAATACCGCATTTAATCTTGGATTTAATGTTCTTCAAATATTTTTCGAGGACAATCCTAAAATCATTCAAAGAAAACACTTTACACTTTGGACTGGTATTGCTCCTGATGATTTGGTTCAACATAAAGATGAGGTGATGGGTAAAATTAACGAGATTAAAGAAACAATGAAGAATGAGTTAATCTTAAAAAAACTCCCTTCAGATTCAATAACAATGAGCCATATCAAAAATCAACTTAGAAAGATGATTGCTGACGGAACAAAAATTGATTTGGTTTTATTGGACTATATTGATTGTGTGGTTCCTGAAAGTAGTAGTAAAGATGAGTGGAAAGCAGAGGGTTCGGTTATGAGAGGGTTTGAAGCTATGTGTCACGAACTTAATTTGGTTGGTTGGACCGCAACTCAAGGTAATAGAAGTTCTATCTCGTCTGAGGTTGTAACAACAGACCAAATGGGTGGGTCAATTAAGAAGGCTCAAGTTGGGCATGTTATTATATCTGTTGCTAAAACATTACAACAAAAAGAAATGAATTTGGCAACGATTGCTATTACCAAATCAAGATTGGGTAAGGATGGTGTTGTATTTGAGAATTGTAAATTCAACAATGAATTACTTGAGATTGATACCGAAAGTTCGGTAACATTCTTGGGATTTGAGGAACAACAAGAGGAGAGAAAAAGAGATAGAGTTAAAGAATTATTAGAAAAAAGAAAATTAAGAGAACAACAACAAAATTAAAAAAAAAATATGGAAAAAATATTAGTAGAGAATCCAAATCGTTTTGTGATATTCCCAATTGAACATAATGATATTTGGGAATATTATAAACAACATCAAGCAGCTTTTTGGACGGCAGAAGAAGTAGACTTAACCAATGACATTCGTGATTGGGAAAATTTATCGGATAATGAAAAATATTTCGTTAAGAATGTATTGTCATTCTTCGCGGCATCGGATGGTATCGTTAATGAGAACTTGGCGGAAAACTTCCTAAAAGAAGTTCAATACCCGGAAGCTAAATTCTTCTATGGGTTCCAATTGATGATGGAAAATATCCATTCATTAATGTATTCACTTTTAATTGACACCTATGTGTCAAATCCAAAAGAAAAAGACGAATGTTTTCACGCTATCGATAGATTACCTGCAGTTCAAAAGAAAGCTAATTGGGCGTTTAATTGGATTAAAGACGCATCTTTCCAAGAACGATTGGTTGCATTTGCGGCGGTTGAAGGTATATTCTTTTCAGGTTCATTCTGTTCAGTATTCTGGTTGAAGTCAAGAGGTATTATGCAAGGTTTGTGTAACGCTAACTCATTAATCTTTAAAGATGAGAACTTACATTGTGACTTTGCAATTCATTTATTGAACAATCATATCGAGGATAGACCAAGTGAGGAAAGAATAAAAGAAATCTTATTATCGGCTTTGGAAATTGAGAAAGAATTTATCACCGAATCTTTACCGGTATCACTTATTGGTATGAATTCAAATTTGATGAAACAATATCTTGAGTTTGTGGTTGACGGACTTTTAGTTAAACTTGGATGTAAAAAAGAATTCAATGTTGAACAACCATTTAAATTTATGGAACAAATTGCAGTTGAAACTAAAGGTAATTTCTTTGAGTCAAGAACTATGGAATACCAAAAAGCAAAATTGAACGAAACCATAACATTTACAGAAGATTTCTAAACAAAAACATAAATTATGATGTCATTAAAAATTAAAAAAAGAGGTGGAGAGGATGCTGCGTTTAATCCACAGAAAATTTATAGCAGAATTAAAAGAGCGGCAAAAGGGTTAAGCGTTAATTCTGACGAGATTTTTATTAAAGTAATCACTTCGGTTCCGACTGAAGGATTGGTTACAACCAAAGAGTTAGATAAACTTATTTATGAAATTGCCGCGGCTTATACCGGTAGTCATCACGATTATTCAAGATTATCATCATCTGTTGCAATATCGTCATATCATAAAGAAACTAATGAAAGTTTCTCACAGACTATGATGGAATTATATGGTTCAGGTGTTGTAAACGAGAAGTTAATTGATACAATTAAAAGTTATGGACCAGAAAAAATTGATGAAGTTATAAATCACGATAACGATTATAATTTTGATTATTTTGCTTGGAGGTCATTACAAGAGATGTATTTGTTAAAAACACCTGAAGGTAAAGTGGTTGAAAGACCACAACATATGTATATGAGAGTTGCGTTGTGGGTAACAAATACTTATGAAGAAGCTATGGATTATTATAATTCATTGTCAAATCAATTAATATCACCGGCAACACCAATAATGATTAACTCGGGAACTAGAGTTCCTCAGTTGGCGTCTTGTGTGTTACACTATAATAACTCTGACTCTCGTAATGGATTGTTGGATACTTTAAATGATATTTCAACTTATTCTTCAGATGCTGCAGGTATTGGATTATCGATGTCCAATATAAGAAGTAAAGAAAGTAGAATTAATAGTTCAGGTGGATTCGCGGGAGGATTGTTGAAGTATTTGAAAATTGTTAATGAATCTTTAAGGTTCTTTAATCAACAAGGAAGAAGGCCTGGTAGTGCTGCGATTTATTTGGAACCTTGGCACAAGGACATTATGGACTTGTTGGAGATTAAGAAAAACACAGGCGCTGAAGAATTGAGAGCGAGAGATTTATTCACTGCATTATGGATTCCGGACAACTTTATGAATGCGGTTAAAGATAATGGAGATTGGTATTTGTTCTGTCCTAACGATATTATCAAAGCGGGAATCAAACCACTTCAAGAGTGTTATGGAGAAGAATATGAAGCGAACTATAACAAAGCAGTTGAGATGGGTCTTGGTAAGAAAATCAAAGCTCAAGACATTTGGTCAAAAATTGTTGAATCTCAAATTGAAACGGGAGTTCCTTATTTATCTTCAAAAGATAACGCAAACAGAAAAACGAATCACCAAAACATCGGGGTTATCAAACAATCTAATCTTTGTAATGAAATTTTTCAATTCACGGATGAACAAACTACGGCGATTTGCACTTTGTCATCTATCGTATTAAAGAATTTCATTAGAGATGGTAAATTTGATTACAATCTTTTAATTAGCGAAGTTAGAAAAGTTGTAAGAGCATTGAACAATGTTATTGATAAAAACAACTACTCGACTGAGAAAGGATTGAAAGGAGGTCTTGAACAAAGAGCAATTGCAATCGGAACTCAAGGTCTTGCTGATGTATTTTATCTGATGGATTATATCTTCACATCAGATGAAGCGAAAAATTTAAACAAAAACATTTTCGAAGCAATCTACTTCGCAGCAGTGACTGAAAGTATGGAATTATGTAAATCAGGTGTTAGAACACCTTACAAACATTTCGAAGGTTCTCCAATGTCAAAAGGTGTATTACAATTTGATATGTGGGGATTGAACGAATCTGATTTATTTTTAGATTGGAATTCATTGAAAGAAGATGTTAAAAAATATGGTGTTTGTAATAGTTTGTTCACGGCTCAAATGCCTGTAGCGTCTTCAGCTAAGATTACAGGTTCATTTGAAATGACTGAACCTGCTCACTCGGCATTATTTAATAGACGAGTTGTAGGTGGGGAGATTTTAATTGTAAACAAGTATTTAATTACTGATTTTGAAAAAATTGGTATTTGGAATGAAGATTTGAAAAATGAAATCATTCTAAACGAAGGTTCAATTCAAAATATTAATTTCAACAATTATCTTGACCCTGAAGATAGAAATTACACTAAAAAAGTTAAAAGAGCTGAACATTTAATTAACAAGTATAAAACTATTTGGGAGATATCTCAAAGAGAGTTAATTGATATGTCAGCAGATAGAGCTCCATTTATTGACCAATCTCAATCAATGAATATCTATATGTCGAATCCAACATTATCAAAAATAACTTCATCTCATTTCCATTCGTGGTCAAAAGGATTGAAAACTCTTTGCTATTATGTTAGAACCAAGGCAATATCAACAGGGGCAAAACATTTAGCGGTTGATGTTTCAAAAATTCAAAAACCAAAAACAAATGTGGAAACACCTAAAGTTGAAATAATTAACACATCAACTAAACCTGAAGATAGTCAATTTGAATGTTTTGGTTGTTCATCTTAAAATAAAAATCCCAACAATTTGTTGGGATTTTCTTTTTTTATCTATTTATAAGAAAAAAATAGAAGTATATATTTATAACTATGGCAAATGGTGTAACATATGGTATTAATTTCCCGTTTAGAGATTCCTTAAGAGGAGATTACCTCCAATTAACGGAACTACAATCAGAAGAAATTAAAGGTGATTTAATTCATTTATTATTGACTCGAAAAGGTTCAAGATATTTTCTACCTGAATTTGGGACAAGATTATATGAGTTTTTATTCGAACCATTCGATTCATTAACTTTTAATGCGATTGAATCCGATATTAGAGACGCTATCCAAAACTTTATGCCGAATTTATTGGTTAATAGTTTAAGTATAACACCGGCCGACCCACAAGAAGAAGCGGATATTGCGACAGGACAAAATTTTGTGGGAACAAGCGAATCATCAATATATAGATTTCCCGGAAAAGGAACATCTGAATACACCGCAAAAATAAGAATAGATTACTCAACCAATGGGTCAACTTTTGGTCAAAGTGATTTTGTTATTATTAATATTTAAAAACTATGGCAAATAATAGAATATCGTATAGAAGTAGAGATTATCAATCGATAAGAGCAGACCTTTTAAATTATGCAAAAACATACTATCCTGATTTAATTCAAGATTTTAATGACGCTTCGGTTTTCACGGTATTTCTTGATTTAAATGCTGCGGTCGCGGATAACTTACATTATAATATTGATAGAAGTGTTCAAGAAACAGTTCTACAATATGCACAACAAAGGTCATCAATTTATAACATTGCCAGAACATACGGGCTAAAATTACCCGGACAAAGACCATCCGTCGCATTAGTTGACTTTTCAGTCACAGTCCCGGCGTTCGGAGATAAAGAAGATGAAAGATATCTTGGAACATTATCTCGAGGGTCACAAGTTGTCGGTGCAGGTGTTGTATTTGAGAATGTTTATGACATTGATTTTGCGTCACCTTACAACGCTCAAGGATTCCCAAATAGATTAAAAATCCCAAATTTTAATGCTAATAATATATTAGTTAATTACACGATTACTAAAAGAGAAATTGTTGTTAATGGTATTACAAAAGTTTTCAAAAGAGTTATTGGAGCTAATGATGTTAGACCATTCTTTGAATTATTTTTACCTGAAAAAAATGTTTTAGGTATAACTAGTGTTTTATTAAAAAATGGAACAAATTATACAAACACTCCAACAACGGCAGAATTTTTAGGTTTGGATAATAGATTGTATGAAGTTGACGCATTAGCGGAAGATAGGGTCTTTATCGAAGACCCAACAAAAGTTTCGGACCAACCCGGAATTAAAGTTGGTAAATATATTCAAACTCAAAATAGATTCATTACAGAGTATACACCTGAAGGGTTTAAAAAAATGACATTTGGTGGTGGAACAAATACCGCTCAAGACCAATTAAATCAATTTACAACTTTAGGGACAACATTAGAATTACAAAAATATTCAAACAACTTTTCATTAGGTTCAACTTTAACTCCTAATTCTACTTTGTTTATTCAATATAGAGTTGGTGGAGGGTTAGCAACAAATTTAGGGACAAATGTTATTAATCAAATTGGAACGGTTTCTTTCTTTGTTAACGGACCATCAGAAACGACAAACTCATCAGTGGTTAATTCAATAAGATGTGTTAATGTGACCGCTGCGGTTGGAGGAGCGGGGATTCCATCATTAGAAGAAATTAGAAATTATGTTTCGTTTAACTTCGCAGCTCAAAAACGAGCGGTAACAGTTCAAGATTATGAATCGTTAATTAGAAATATGCCGGCTCAATTCGGAGCACCTGCGAAAGTTGCGATTACTGAAAACGATAATAAAATATTAATCCAAATATTATCTTATGATACTTCAGGAAAATTGACCAATATTGTTTCTAATACTTTAAAACAAAACATTGCGAATTATCTATCAAATTACAGGATGATGAATGATTATATTTCAATATTGACTGCTGAAGTAATTGATTTAAGTATGGATATTTCTATCGTTTTAGATTCTGCTCAAAATTCAGGACAAGTTATTGCTAGTGTTATTGATAAAGTATCGGCATACTTTAATCCTCAAACAAGACAATTAGGTGAAAATGTATATCTTTCTGAGGTTAGAAGTATAATACAAAACACAAATGGTGTTTTAACGGTTGCAAATATTGATGTTTTTAATGAAGTGGGAGGACAATATTCTTCGGCTGAAACATCAATGGCGTATACAAATGAAGAAACAAAATTAATTGGATCTGTTGATGATACTATATTTGCACAACCTTCACAAGTATACCAAGTCAGATATCCGAATAAAGATATTAGAATTTCAGTTAAAAACTTCCAATCAGTAACTTTTTCATAAGAAGTTTATTTTATTCAATTTTAACTTATAATTTTAACATGTGGATTTTTTTTTAAAAATTCCATATAAAGTATTTATTAAATAAAGTAGTTTGATGGGTCAATCATATAGAATAAGAACAGAGTTAGGAATTAATAAATCAATTAATATTCAATTAGACCAGCAATTTGAATTTTTAGAGATTTTATCACTAACATTACAACAAGAAGACATTTATACGAAAAGTTGTGCTCAATATGGTGTTGTTGTCGGTAGAGTGACCGCAAATAATGGTTTTGGATTGCCAAATGCTAGAGTATCAGTTTTTATTCCAATAACTCCGGTTGACGAATCGAACCCTATAATTTCAAGTATATATCCATACAAATCACCTAATGACAAAAATGAAGATGGATATCGATATAATTTACTTCCGTATGAACAATCATACTCCACTCACGCGGCAACAGGAACATTACCATCAAGATTAGATGCGCTAACAGGATTAACTACAGTTGAAATATATGACAAGTATTATAAGTATAGTGTAAAAACCAATGAAAGTGGTGACTATATGATAATGGGGGTCCCTCAAGGTAACCATACTTTAGTTATGGATGTTGATTTATCTGATATTGGGGAATTTTCATTAACACCTCAAGATTTAATTAGAATGGGCCTTGCTAGTGAGGCTCAAGTGGCAGGAAGTAGATTTAGAACATCAACAGATTTAAATTCTTTACCACAAATCATTAATTTAACTAAAGATGTTGAAGTATCACCTCTTTGGGGAGACCCTGAATTGTGTAATATTGCAATAAATCGAGTTGATTTTGATTTAAGGGATGATGCCAATGTCGACATTCAACCAACCTCAGTATTCATGGGGTCAATTTATTCAACTTCCGATAGCAACAGAGTTAGACCAAACGCAAGGCCTGCAGATGACATGGGGAATCTTTGTTCATTAGTTGCGGGACCAGGGCAAATTTTAGCGATTAGACAAACTATTTACCAAGATTCTGATGGCAATCCTGTTTTAGAATTACATCAATTGGAACAATCAGGTAATATTATTGATGGTAATGGGGTATGGTTAACTGAATTACCAATGAATTTGGATTACTTTGTAACTAATGAGTTTGGTGAAAAAATAATATCAAACGACCCAACTGTTGGCATACCAACTAAGGCTAAGTATAGATTTAAAATTAAATGGCAACAATCTGCAAATTTAAGTGAACAAGTTAGAAGACCATATTATTTGGTTCCAAATGTCAAGGAGTATTGGGATTCGGTGAATGACCCAAATGTACCTAATAATACAAATAAGGTGTTAGGAAGTTCTTACTATTTTGGATTAGCGTGGAGTGGATATACTAATGGATTTGGAACAGGTAACAATTATTATGAAAAATTAAATGAAGCCATTAATTGTGAAGACACTTTTTATGAGTTCCAATTTAATAAAGTTTACACTGTTTCGGGATTAATAGACGAATTTAAAAATGGGGGTAGAGGTCAATTTATTGGGATAAAAGAAATTGATAGTACTGATTGTGAGGATACAATTAACAAGTTTCCGGTAAATGATGGATTCAGAAATTTTGACCTATTATTTTTTATATTTGCAATTATTCTACAAATAATACAAATCATTGGAGTTCCATTTTTAATTATATATTCTATTCTGGCCTTTTTATGGAATGAATTTGCGGTTATACTCTTAATAGGTCTTATTATTTATATTGCAGCTTTAATACCTAGTCAAGTTCTTGTTGTCGGTGCTGATTTCGCCGCAGCGTTTGGAGGATTTCCACCTCCTCTTGGTCTAATTGCAGTGAGTGTATTTGAAGCTCTAATATTAGCGGCATATGTAGCATTAGAATTTTATTTAATATTAAATTTTGATGAGGTTAAGGAAAGAGAATTCAGTCCTATCAGATTACCAATGATTACATATCCTGATTGTCAAGCTTGCGAATGTGACCCAGTAACAAATGGACCATCGGGAGAAAGTTCTACCCCTCGTGCAGGAATATTAACCCAACTATCAAACCCACAATTATATAACAATAGTATTCAAGAAAGTATTTTTAGTAAAAATCCTACAGAAATTGAAGATAATATAACTATAAGTGCGTCAACTATCAGTACCGCAATTGCGGGATTGGCAGCAAATTATAATAACCCTAGATTGATAAAGTCTACCATGTCATTTGTTGTTGGCCTTTTAAACCCCGATGGTAGTCTTAGAGAAAAAATTTATACATATGGTGTAACTTTACCGCCCGGAGAAAGAATTAATATATACAATACTAGAAAAAAATATTTTGATAATACTCCCGCAACGACACCCGGAGGACCAACACAAGGAACTAATCGAATTAGTGTTAGATTTAATTATCCAAGTAATGGAGGTAGTTTAAATAATCCTAACGGAACAAAACATTACGATAATACATTAACAGTATTGAGTGCTCAAGATATTCCTGTGGGTTCTTTGATAACTTTTGTTAATAAAGAAAATACAGAAGACAAAAATTATCTATGGGAAGGAACTACAAGTACTGGTAATAACAAATTAAATGGTATTAATGGTATTATCAAGAATACCGGGTTTACTGCAAATGTGAGTTATGCGACAGCGCAAACAAGTTCATCAGTTGTCTCATATATTATTCCATCGGGTAATTCAACTTGTTTTCTATCAATTACATTTAATCTAACCCTATCAGGAAGTGTGTCTTATTTAAGTTGTGTGGGAGGGAAAAGAACTCAACTTTTTTCTGTTGGAACACATATAATATCTGACCCAAATGGGATTGATTATGAATCATTATCATTTATTACTGCGGAGGTAGACCCTAACATCCCAATTATCAAAGGTGAAGCTTGTTTAAGATATATCTATCCTTCAGATATTGAGTATTATCAAGTATTAACTGCGATAACAATAAATGAAATTACTACTGGTAATTATTCAATACCTAACTTAGGTAACCAACCTTATGGTATTTGGCATGAATTAATTGTAGACAATAGTGGATATGTTTTGGAAGAACAATCAGGAGGAGGGTGGAG